GAAGTACGGAACGGTTGTTGTTCTGCACCACTGATGAAAAGGTGGAGCCGTTACGCCTACCTCATACTCACTCATTTTGAACACACGACCGTCAAGGCCCTGACACGTATCGGAAGTGTGACTGTCAAGCGTAGCGCATATCTCATACCGTTCAACGCCCAAATCGTTGAAACAATCCTTTGTGGATGCAGATGCGAAGAATGCCGCTTCTGTCATTACCAAACGCCCGGCGTTGCGTTTACTTACGCCGAACCTATTCGATATATAGTCCGTTATTTTACCGGGATTCTGACCCCTTATAATGGCTTGTGTGAGTTCTGTGTGCAACTCGCTGACAAGCTGTGTCTTTTGCTTCCATATCCGGGAACTGAAATTGCTACCGTCTGCCGCCCACGGCTTTGAAATAACCTTTTCAATCTGCCGTGTGTCGAGTTTCATCAGATCATATCCGATGTTAAAACCCTTCTGCAATTCATACGCCGTGTGATAATATCCATCGGAATATATCTTCTCCATGAGCCGTGTAACACTGTCCTGCTCATAGCCGAATAGCATTTCAACATGATTCTGCATCTGCAGTTTCAAGGCATCAAGCCGTGTGATGTGCCAACGTGCCGAAGCATTTTCAAGCTGTTTCGCCCATTGCCCGGATATGTTGTTTTCCTCACCGTGCTTGATGTAGTCCTTTACGCTCCACTTAAACTCTTTCAGTTCATCTGCTCGGAGTATCTTCCGTGCTTCCTGCAGCGTAATCTCATTATTGACAGCAAATCGTGCGTACCATTGATTTATTTCCTTCTGTACCTCACGTGCTGCCCTTGTGTAATGGTTTTCGAGTTCGGAGAAGTACGCTGCGCCTTTATTCAGTTGTGCATCTTCAAGCTGTTCAAAACGCTTCGTCCAATACTCTCTATTTCTCATTACTTACACCCTTACAAAACTTGATTTTCGGAATACAAAGGACATATGCGTTCTTCTGTATTCCGTACACTCTCAAATCAACCTTCACTACCTTTATCAGCGTAGGAACAATAAAGATAAAGAGCAGACGGCCTAAAATCGGCATGACAATTTCAGCATTCAATTCCACTCTCATGATTCTGAATCTCTTAATCTTCGTTTTGCTCACCATCTGCATTATCGTCCGACTCCTGCTCCTGCGGAAATGCGTTCTGATACATTTCCATGTTTTCCTCAGATTCTTTTTTGATCTGTTCAAGTTCTGCGTCCACATCATCAATGAACGGAACCTGACTAAGCAGCGTCCGATTGGATATCTTAACGCCTGCGCTTATGAGAGTGTTAAGAATCTCACTCTCATTCATAAGTAAATCACGATTGAATATAAACTCGACCTTTTCCTCGAAAAAGTCACCCTTGCCCGTCAGCGACAAATGAGTGTTTATGAAGAAAAGTAACTCTTCAAGTGCTGCCTGATACTCGGATTCAAGTTCATTTGTATCGATGTCGACATCTTCATACATACTCAACAAATTCATCTGATTCGGTGTACCGGAATTGAGCATCTTTCCGTCATAGCTTTTCGTGTTCTCAATCAATGCGTTTTTCAGTAATTGGAGAATCAGCTGATAGTTGCCTGCATTGACTTCTATTGACAGTGTAGATACACCGCCTTTTGCTCCCTCACCGGTACGGACCTTAACAGCACCGTACTCGGCAAGATTCTGTCTGAACTCGCCCAAGTCCTGCCCGTCAAAGTTCTCGATAACAAGAATCGTGTTCCGGTTATCTTCGAGCATATGATTGTGGAACATACTCATTAACTCGTTGATAGCATCCTGCAGTGATTTCGCCTTACGGATCAGTGGAATCTCGCTGTCATTGTACTTAAATGCAATCAACGGTATTCTATCCCAATTGTACGGCATACCGTTAAGGCTGATATAACTTTCATACTCGCCTGCTTCCGTGTCTGCTGTCAGTTTGTCGTTACTGCCGAGAATGTAACGATATACGCCATCAGGCTTGTAAACCTCGACCTTTTCAACAACTTCTCGCTGACCTTTCACAATCGTTTCAACCGGATATAAACGAACGGCCTTATACAGATCCGTGTGTTCATCATCATTCCAATATGGCTTTATCTCATATCCTGAGAATATCTTGAATTTCAAATTGCTGTTTTCATCGTAATACGGGAACACCCACGCAATACCGTTGTTAAAGGACTTTTTAACCGTGTTTTTCAACCGTCTCTGCATCTTCATGTCAAAGATAGCTTTCAGAAGTTCACTGTATTCCTCATTATCGGTCTTAACCGCCATCGGCTTGCCTAAGAAATAGTTTGCTTTCTTATCAACAGCAATAGCGTACTGATTATCAATATCCTTGCGGTTCGGAAGATTCGTTAACTCGACCTCTTTACCGCCCTTGCCGATTGCCGTGCGCTTCTTATACAAAATATCGTGATGCCCTTCGTAGTACAGCGAACCCTTAATCTGTTCTGCACGTTCCGGTGACATTTTCCACGCAACAATGTCCTTTTCAAGTTCGGTCAGATCATCCGTTGCTTTTACGACATTCGATGTAACGATGCTATTCAGTTTTCTTGCGGCATTCGCCAAGAAATTAAATACTCCCAAGATTTTCACCCCTTATAATTTACTAATAAGCCGATGATCGGACTCGAACCGATAAGCCTGCTGATTACAAATCAGATGCGCTACCCATTGCGCCACATCGGCATTGCGGCTTTTGCCGCAGTCAGCTTTTGTATTATGCGAAGATGAAAGATTCATCCACACGCCGTATTACTTTATTACATACAAGAAACATACAACAGCAGCAAGCGCACACGTTATAACGCTAAAAAAATAACGTGCTACCTCTCTTTTGGTAGTTGCACGTTCAATTATGCTTCCTTGCATATATATGAGGATTCCCAACGGAATCATCATTGCTAATGCAAATATATCACCCATCGTTTTCTCCTTAATCAAAACTGTACGCACTTCCTTGACCTATCTTCTCCGCAATGCCGGTCGTAGCATCTTGCGCATCATCGTGTGCGTTCTTTCCTTCACGTTGGTATTTCTCCATTGATTCAGCGTATTCCGGGAAACGATTTCTCCAATCTTCCGGATAATACACATGATTCATAACCCACGTTGCATTTGATATGATTCTCGCCTTTTTATTCTTGTGTTGCGTGAATGGTCTTACAATTGTCCGGTTACTGTGATGCGTGTCTCGTAAGATACGCTCAACGCTCCGGGCAAATCCTCTACCGCCGTTGTTTGATTCGATGTCAGCGTCATTCACTTTGAAATCAAATAACTGTTTTGCAACAGCAGGCTCGGTAATCTCCATTGATTCCTTCGTGTAAATAATATCAAGCACATACGCTTCATCCGCAAATGTCTGTCCATACACAATGCTGCAGAGGTAATCGTCACCCTCATCCGCAGTATCGGTGTAGTTCTTGATACTTTTGAACAATGGCAATTCCCCTCTGTACGTTTTGAAGCTACTATACAGACGGCCTTTTATATCAATACATTCCTGCTGATAGTTGGCACTGAAAATGTCGGCTCCCATTGTTTTCTTTTTCTGCATAGCCGACTTGTACGACAATATTTCCTCACACAACATCGTGCCATCGTCCTGAACGGCTTTCATGTTGATGTGACGCACTTTCATTCCGATGGATGCGAAATGTTCCAACGCCTTGCCGGCAAGGTCATCCGTTGCCCATCGTGTCATGATGATTATGATTTTGCCGCCCTCTTCCAATCGTGACAGCATCGTATCTGTGAACCACGACCAATGCTGCTCTTTTACATTCGCATTGTTGGCTTCAAGCGAGTTCTTTATCAAGTCATCAATGATAATCAGCGTTGCACCGAAACCGGTTGCTGTTCCGGTCGGTGATGTAGCAAGATAGTTGTTATATCCACCTTCAAGGCTCCATAAGTTCATGGAACCGTCACCACGCTTTATCCGTGTGTCCGGGAATATGTCAGAGTATACAATTCTCTTTTCGTCCGCTTTTACCTCTTGAATGGTATTTCGCACACCCTTCGCAAAAGTGGTTGACAGTGTTTCATTGTAGGAACCTGTCATAACCTTTTGTGTCTTGTCCTTACCGAGAACCCATTCAACAAGGCTTTGCCCGGTCCTTGATTTTCCGTGCCGTGGCGGTTCGTTTATAACGAGAACATCATCATCGGATTCAATAAAATCCTGCATCTCATTGCACTGATCTACAAGATACTTTCTATCCGGCTTGTAAAAGTCCGGTGCTTTCAGATTGCAGTAATACCAAAAATCCCTTCGTGCGAGTTCTATCCTTGCGCCGGTTTTGATTCGTTCATCAATCATCTTCTATCAGCTTCTTTAATTCTTCCGTTGTGAGTCCTGAATACGGATTGTTGTTCAACTGCCCATTCAACTGCACATTGTCAACAAAACCGCCCTGCGACCTCGCAAGATTCTCGCTGCATCGGATTTTATCTTTATCAGCAACCTTCGGATCATCCATCTTTGCTGACCACCATTGCTGAATCTCTGCAACCGTCTTTATCCCCTCGGCTTTTATCTCTTCTTGTTCCGATTTTATCTGTTCCCCAATAATACCCAATAAATATTTTGAATTTCTATCGGCGTATGTCTCGGAATAGCCTGCATCAATCATTGCCTTTTTCATATTGCCACCGTTTGCCTTGTAGTTGACAATCGTCTGCTCTTTTCTCGATAACTTATCAGCCATTCCGTTCACCGCCTTTCCGTAAATTTGCACAATAAAAAACCGCCAAAGCATCACTGCCCGGCGGTTTTACATACTTCATCATCTGTATTATAACACAATACGTTCCTTTTGTGATATACAACTTTTTGCATTTTGTAACAACTTTGCACAGAAAAGTCACAACAGTTGCAATTTGTAACACTTTTTATCATTCCTTTGCTTCGGACTGTAACCATTCAAGCGCTCCGTCTCTGCATGATTTACCAATGCAACAATCTTTTGCAAACGAACAATGTCTACAATCAAGTTCCCTCAATATCCTTGCCAATTCCGCATCATCCATACTGCGGATTCTGTCTGCATTCGTCCGTGGCTTGTATTCCTCGGTAAACTTCCGAATCTCGTCAGTCACAGCTTCGCACGTTCTACTACTGCACCAACCTTTTTGTGTCTTGAGATGTGCAATCAACTGTTCAATAAATTCTTTCATATCTACTCACCTTCTTTCTGATACGGTTCGGGTAACGGCATCCATGCAACTCTGCTTTCATACCACTTTAGGCTTTTTACCCAAACACCATGAAAATAGCACTCAACATCAACAAATCTCTCTTTTGTTCTGCTATCCATATAAGTAACATATACATCTGTTGATTCTTCTTTGTTTGGCAATCTAACCTCACACGGAATCCAACCGCCCTTGTATTCCTCTGCAAGTTGGTTGACAAACTCAATTACATCTTGCAAAGCATTTTTTCTTGCAATTCTTTCATCGTAGTACAAGCTATGCATATACTCTGTTTCTTTGATTTCTTCGTTTATACCGTCAATCAGCTTATCTATAAATTGTTGCATAATCACACCTCACTATCTTGTGGCATTTGAAATACATTTGCTTGCACAAAAGCCTTTTCACATATTATATCCAACACCTTGACTGCCTTTTCTTCGGTGGAGTATCTGCCGATGGAGTGTTGCCAATTCACTTCAACAATTGCTTCACCATTGTTTAACTGAAAAACTCTTATGTTAGAAATTCTATCAAGGTTGTGTAATTCTTTTTTGTTCTGACTTCTGATAATCATTCCGCACCGCCCTTTCTGACAATCTCGATTGCTTTATTTATTTTTATCACTGTGCCTTCGCAACGCTCACCGTCAAAGTATGTTCCCTTTCGTTCTTCCAACTCTGCAACAACCTTTTCCGTATCGTAGGCTGTTGGTTGTTCGTCTACAAGACTTTCAAACTCAATCGGACAACAACCTTCATCAAGCATATATCCATCATATATTTCTCTTAGTCTTTTACATAACGCATCTGCATCAATTAATCTTCCCATCTACTCACCGCCCTTCAATATTGTATCTATGCAAGCGTTCCAACCGTCACGATATATGTTTGTCGGCAAATCTTCTTGTTTCTCCGGAAGTTTTTGCAACGGACACCATTCTGGCTTATAATCTTCGCTTATATCGTTCTGAAACCTACCGTTTACAAAACACCTTGAAGGTGGATAATCGTATAGCTTACAATTGATACAACCACTCGGCATATTCATAACTAATATTGCCTTACTCATTCCTTCTCTCCCTTCATCTGCGCCACTACATCATCAATCAGACTGTGCCATGTGCCATCTTCATGAACGTATAGCGGTATCCATTTTTCACGGTCAGTTCCAAGTGGACGCTCGGCACATATTTTCTTCATTGCTTCCGCAAATTCATCAATCACGTTCGCCCGGAGTTCTGCTTCGGTTGCTCGGTTGTTCCATGCTTCAATTGCTTTATCTCCGCACGAATACAAAGGCAAATGTTCACTATCGTAAAAGCTGTGACTTGCTTCATACCCTATATATTTTATCGGCTTGCCTTTTGCGTGACACTTGTTGCAGATGCAATATGCTTGCATTGTTATTTTCTTAAATCCAATACCGTTATATCCGATAAACCTTCTTTGTTTGTGTGTTACACTAACGCTGTTGCTTCCGCAATAAGGACAGCTTTTCGCATTCTCCGCTTTGTACTTCCACTGTTCAAATTTTACCTCTGCCATCTCTGCTCCTTTCATTCCCAGTCCAAACGCTGACCGCAATTCGGGCAATACTCCCCTGCAACACCTTCATCGTCCTTTGCGTAGGTATGGCAGACCGGGCAACAATAGTTATCATCAACCCGCTTCGGCTCTGCTTTCTCGGTCAGCTCACGGAAACGCTCAATTGTGCCGATTGCTCGGTATGCTTGGACTTCTTCAAGTGCTTGGATTGCTACGCTGTACGCACAATGCTCTGTTCCGTACATGCAATTATCCGTGCAATATCTCTGTACACCTTTTTCGTTGCATATCTGCTTTCTGATTTTCTTAATTGCTTCACTCTCCGTCATGCTCATTCTCCTTTGCATATTCTCCACCGACAATTACACCTCTTACCATTTCTGCATATGGTTCATCTGTATTGCATACATAATACCGGTTAATAGGTCTTTTTTTATCTTTCGCTCTACCTCTGATAATAGTGTTTTGTAATTCTTCTAAAGTCTGATATTCAACTTCTGTCAGATACTTTAATGCGTCCTCTCTTTTAATTACGATATGTGTATTTACTTTATCCATGCTCTCACTCTCCCATCTGCTAATCTCTTTTATACTCGATTGAAACACCGCCACCAAAAACAAATACCAAAATCCAAAACCATGTATTCAGCGGATATGTCGTGTCAAACATTTCCATAAACGGCATATTCAAAATGTCGCATATCCAAAAAAGCAGAATAAATAGTTTTATCAGCATCAGTATTACCATACAATCACTCTCCCATCTGCTTTAATGCCTGCTCTGCGGCTTCTCTTGTGAAGAATAGCGTTTCCCCGAAACGGTCCTTGCAATGCTCATAAAACGTTAAAGTAAATTTATACTCTTTAACAGAAGCACAATAATCATCATCCCAATATAATCCATACACCGTATCACCCACACGGCACGGAAGATGTATCAGCATTCCGTTTTCTTCTGCGTCCTCGTAATCGGCAAGTTTCTCCATCATTTTATCCATATGGTCGCATACACTGCACCGACCACAACACTTTACATCTGACGGGCAGAATGCATTTTTATTATCTTCGCCATCTCTTTTCGTTAATCTCTCCATCCCTTACTCCCTTCCTGCCAATCTTCTAAACTGCTCACAAGCTGCTTCCCATTCGTGGCAATACTGCAAAAAGTCATGCAACGAAAAGTCTGCTTGCCTTGACTTGCTCTCTCTCCATAATTCAATCAATCTTTCATCTTCGTTCATGCTGTTTACTCCCTTCAATCAATCTCAACCTTTACATATTTGCGGTACTTATACTTGTATTTTGGATTGTTCCCGGTCTTTGCTCTGCTCAGTGTTGAATTGATAGTTCCTAAATTGTCACCGGTGATCCGTGCAAGCTCTGTCGGTGTGTCAGCAACCGCAAGCGGAAGTTCGTACTTGTCTTTTGTAACTTTCAAATATAAACACATGATTTACTCCTTCCCGGAATCAAGAATATCCTGAACCGCATTTAATGCTCCGACTTTCTTTTGTCTCACCCATGATTTTGACTTGTCGAACGCAACCGCCACATCGTCAAGCGGAATATTCTGCACATATATTTTGTGCAAGATGTCATATTCCGTCACCGGAAGCTGCTCAATTACGCTGATAATGTGATTCCGCTTGTCGATATACTTATCAATCGCAGCGTCAATCTCTTTTTCGATATCAACGTACCGTGCAATAGCATCTGCCATCTTCTGAGGACTCCCGGAAGATTGTACACGCTCACTGTCCGTTCCCTGTCCGGTTCCCATTGCAATTGACTTCCACTGTTGCCGCTCAATTATTTTGTTCTCGATCAGCTTGTTGAGTTTATTAAGCTGTTCCAAAAATACTTCCGCTTTCATGTCAGTGACCTTCCTTTCTCTCTGCGAAATAACAGAATCCCTTTGCTCCGGTGTAATAGTTTCCAAACTCGCACACCTTTACATTTTCACTGCATCCCGAATAACCGTCCTTCCAGTGCTTACAATCATTGCAATTACACTCGATGGCAACAATCAATCCCTTTTCTTCCAACTGCTCATATTCCGTGAGCTTTTCCCGGATATAATCTTCAACAACCGCTTCCTCAGTGAGTCCGAGTGATATCTTTATACACCGGTCAATTGCCTGCAATTCCTTGTCAGTGCAGGTCCGTATGTATTCGGTGATACGCTCTTTTGAAATCGTGGTTATCTGCTCGCACAATGCCGTTGACGGAATCTTACACAAAATAGTTGTATGTGTCGGAAGTGGCTTTTTCTTCTGACCGGTCAGAAATACAACTTCAACTACCGGTGCATGAAGATTCCCCTTGTCATTTGACACAATAACCGCCGGACAAACTGCATCTTGTTCACTCCCGGTTGTGTGCCTATAGTCACAAACAAATACAACATCACCACGTTTATATTCCGGCTCCTTCATGATGTTATTGATTGCCGAATACGCTGTCGGATCAGCGTACCCGGCACTATTTTGATAATCTGCATATGTTTTCATGCCGTTTCTCCCTTTCTACAATCCGAGTTTTTCTTTTACCTCGGCAAATGTGTTCTTAACGCTCTCCCTTCGCCTGCTTGCCCCGTTCATTTCAATAGGGAAGCACCGTTCAAGGATGCGGTCATAAATTCTCGCATACTCTACATTCTGCGGCTTCTTGATTTCCTCGGCGGTCAGATTGGTTGTAATGATAAACGGAAGCCCGGACCGGTATCGGGCATCAATGATGTTGAATACCGTTTCTTGCATATAGTCCGTTCTACGCTCTACGCCCAAATCATCAATTATCAGCAGTTCGTAAGTGTTCAGACTGTCAATATACTTCTGCTTGCCTTCAAACATTCCCTGCAGCTTATTCGTAAGCCGTGGCAAATTCGTCATGAGGATTCTTCTATCTTGGTCTACAAGTGCATTCGCCACACACGCCGCAAGGTACGTTTTGCCGGTTCCTACACTGCCGTATAGCAGCAATCCCCTTCCGTCCTTTTTGAACTCCGGGAAGTTGTCGGCATAGTTCTTCATGGCATCGGACAACTCCGGATTCTTCCGGTCATCGTTTGCAAATGTCCATGTTGACATATTGGATTCCTCAAAACACACACTTCTTTTGCGGTCAATTTCTTCCTGCTGTTGCCGCTCATTGAATAAGTCCTGCTCTGACTTGCAATTGCATTTGCATCGCAGTTTCCTCAACTTTCCGGTGAATGGATGCGGAAGAACCGTCTCCGTGGCTTTGCAACACTTCAAGCAGTGCAGCAATCCGTCTTTTCCGAGATATTCCTTGTCCGGTATCGGTACGCTTGCGCTTAATTCATTCAACACGCTGTCAATCATTCTTCCTCACTCCTCAAAACAAATCATCCAAATCGGTCATATCAGACTGCAGATTTGCTGAACTTGTGTCCTGCCGCCCTTGTGTATAGTTCTTATCCAAATAATCAATATATCCGGAATTAAAGAACGTACTGCCGTTCTGCGGTTTTCTCCATGACTTATCTTTTTCAAGGTCTTTCAAATACCGCTCGACTGCTCTTTTCAGTTCATCAAAGCCAACAGAAAACAGCGTCTTTTTCTTTGCATCGGAAACTTGCCCCTTGCCTTTTTTGTTTGGGTACAGCTCCCATACACTTTCAAAAAACAAATCAATCTCATTTTTTGAAGGCTGCTTTGCACTATTTTTTTTATTCTCTAGTTCTAAATCTAGTTCTAGTTCTTGTTCTGTTGCGTTACATTGCGTTACATTTGCGTTACTTGATGCGTTACACGCTATCTGCTTCTGCTTTTCTCGGTGCTTTGCAACACGCTTTCTTGTCTGCTCCCGAATTGTTTCCATCTTGTCTGCAGCCTGCCACTTTTCCCACGAAGAAAGACAAATGATATCATCGACAATCTCAATCATTCCGTATCTTTGAAATGTTGCTAACCCAAGTCTTATCACGTTAATATCCATCCGAAACTCTTCTGCAAGCATTTCTTCCGTGTACGGTACTTCCGGAGTGAGATATATCAATCCTTGCTCGTTTACCTCACCGGCAAGGCAGAGAAGGAATACCCACATCAAAGCAATCTTGTCACCGTCAGGCAATGTCCGTATTTGTGTCAGCTTCTTATTACCCGGAAGTCCGGTAGACATTTTAATCCACTTGATATCAGCCATCCTGCTTCTCCTTCTTCATGTAATACCGCTTAATGCTGCATTTCTCTCCGTAGCGGTTATTTACGGTTTCCATACGGCTTGCAATCGGATAACCGAGACTTCGCAAGTCAGATACTCTCGATGCAAGTCTCATAACGCCCAAATCACGCAATGCGTCAATCTGTGTAATGCTTCCGAATACTGCAATATAGTCAAGGATTCTTTGATTTTGCGTTGGTTTTCTATCAACCTTCTTACTCATTCACTGCACCTTCTTCCTGAATATCAACTTCAATTCTTGGATTATCTTTGTCTATGAAAAACTGATCCGTGAAACCGGCAACACCCTTCCATCCGTCAGCAATAATGATTCCGTTACTTACAAGCGCATCAAGTATGAATTTCTTTGCGAAGCATACATTGTCTAAATCTCGCTTTCTATTCGGTTCGTACCACCGGAAGGACAAGCGCACTGGATTCTTGAACGATACTCCCTTCAACTGCTGCATGATGTACACTGATATTATTCTTTCAGCATCCTTTTTCATCTTGGCTCCTGCCTGCCGGTGTGTCCGGCAAGCAGAAGTGTAATCATTAAGATTCGGTAATTGTCCGTCAATTACTAATGTGACCATATAAACACCGTCCTTTAACCGAATGGAAGTTCATCGTCAATACCATCCGGGATAGACATGAATCCGTCTCCTGCCGGTTGCTGTTGTGCCGGTCTGTTATAATCACTGTTATCAGATGCTCCGGAAGCGTTCTTGCTCTCTGCAAACTCGATTTCATCAACAAGAATCTGTATACCGTATACCATCTGTCCTTCACGGTTTGTATAATTGTTATTCTGAATGCGTCCGGTGATAAGTGCCTTCATACCTTTGCGGAAATACTTCTCAACAAACTCGGCTTGCTTTCCAAAAGCCGTATAATTGAAGAAATCTGCGTCCGGCTCTCCTTCTCGCTTGAATCTTCGTTCCACTGCACCGGAGAAACTTGCGATTGCTGTCGGGTTTGCTCCCTGCGTATATCTCACTTCCGGATCACGGCAAAATCTTAATGTCTGAATTACTTTATTCATGGTTGTACTCCTTTCTATGCTGCGAAGCGTACTCAGAAAATCCTTCCGGGTAACGCTCAATCAATTTGTTGATGTTCTTCTGTGCAATCTCAGCAAGGTTAAAGCCAAACGATTCACACATCATGGCAACGTACCACATTACATCTCCAATCTCTTTTTCAACATCGCTGTAATCCAAATCGTGTCCGTGGAAAATCCATTTTTTAATCATGTCGTTCAGTTCTCCTACTTCACCGGATAAACCTAAACACGCATTGAATACACCGCCCACATCAATTATCGAATCGTATACGTCCTGCCATTTCAGCAGCCGTTCGGTGCATTTTCCGTCATTGGTTCTCATTGCTAACTTCTGATATAATTCCATATCAATTCCTTTCTACAAGTAGTTCTTTCCGAATATCTCCCGGAAATTAAGTTCCGGATATTTCTCGTTAAACATTTCTTGTGCATACTGTTTTAATCTCGTGTCGAGTGCCTTATTGAAATGCACTCCCTCGTTGCTGCCGTTGTGATGGTGATAGCAAAGCCACACTTTCAATCCGTACTTCTCGGAGTTCTTTCTGTTTGATGTTCCAAAAAATATGTGATGTTCGTGCAGATTCAATGTCGTTTCACACACAAAGCAGCATTTCTCACTCTGAATTATTGACTTTGCCATTTTGACGCTCCCAAATCTCCAATGCTCTCTGCATTTCTTTTGATGTTGGTGGTGCAATGCCCAACTCAACCGCTTCTTCAATCACACGGTCAAGAAACTTCGCCATTTCTGCAGTGTCGTACTCACTTGAACCTTTAATCATCAGATATGCCGAAAACTGACCGTCACTCTTGTAAAACTTCCAATGGCCGGGAAGTTTCGATATATCAACATTTGTCCTTAATGTAGTTGTGATATAACCTTCCTCGTCCTTATACAGAACACCGTATTTTTGGAGCATATCTTCATACACTTCATCCTTGCTGCTGTTCACAACTCCGGCAATCTCCGTACAGACAGCCCATAACAGCGCATTCGCATCAAGTGACCGCTTTTTTCTCCACGGTTTAGCAATGATTGATAACTTATCGCAAGGTTTGAGAGATTCAATCTCGCCGGCAACCGTCTTTTCATTGATTGCAAACGTAATCAGGAATTGTCCGGTCTGCCAATCTTTTGCAATATTCAGAACTCTGCCCGTACACTCCATCCTAAACACCATCCTTGCTGTATTCCCACTTGTAACCACCGGTTTGTCTTAATTCACCCGTGCAGCATCTTGAAATATGTGAAGGAAAAATTCCTAAAAACTGCCCTGCGGATTTCAAACTTTCCCACGTTCTAACAAAAGTACCGTCCAATGTATATTGATTCACTTTTTTACAACGCCCGGCACTAGCTCTTTCAATGGTTTTCCCGTGGTGCATATTATAAATACCGGTACACCATTCAAGATTATCTGCCATATTATTAGTTTTAACTTCATCCTTGTGATTAACTTGCGGATAATTGTTTGGGTTCGGAATAAAAGCTATTGCAACTAATCTATGAACTGTGTGAGTCGTTTGTTTTTTGTTTTTTGTCAAACCTACTATGAGATACCCCCTTGCACCGGTGCCGAGTTTCATAAGATTACCGGTATAAGTTGAAACGATATTCCCAAGATTGCTAACCTTATATAATCCCTCATAGCCAACAATATCTTTCCACACTTCCATCACACTGCCCCTTCCTGCGGAAACAAACCTTTTTCGATGCACTCACTGAGATATAACATCCTCGGTTCGTATCTGCTGATAAACTCCTCGTCATACGGTATTGGATGGTATGTCAGCCGGTTCGTATCAATCTCACGGTAATAGTTCCGGTAGTCGGCTTCTTCAAGTGCGTATGCAACAATCCGTGCTTTGTGGATGCCGGAGCCGTACATTTCAACATTTACTTGCTGCCGGTATGCGGATGATACCTTGAACTCTTTTTCCGCATTGTGCGTCTTGACCTCGAATATTTCTTCATCCGTATTACCGTCAAGATTCACACGCAACCGCCCTTTAATGATCTGCTTGTCCTTTTCCAATCCGGGAATATTCAGCGCATCCAATATCTTATGTTCATAGGCTGTGCCGGCCATCATTGCTTCATTGGTGAAATTGTTCCTCTGAATACCCTGCTTTTCTCTCCACCACTTCTCGAATGTTTTAGTATTCCATCTACCCATGACATACTTCGTATCAGATGCACCGATATAGCCTGACCGGTCCTTACTGCTTATCATTGCTTACCTCTTTCAGAATGAAGTTCAGGTTGTTCTCGACAACGCTCAAAATCTTGTAAGAAGTCAAATACTGCTTCAATTCTTCCTCTGTACGCTCCATTTTCTCCGCAATCTGTCCGATGGTGAGATTGCCTTTCTTCTGAATAGCCGTGATCGTCTCGAAAACACGCTCCTGCACCTTCATGATGTCGTGGTATCTGTCGTTATCTTCCTGCTGCTTGCGCTCGTTTTCTTCTTCTTCCAACCACAAATCAAATCCAAGTCCGGTATACATGGCAACCGCCTTTACAAAAGAACGTGTCATACTGTTCCATACTCTCTGTTGACTCATGCTGTTGTCTTTGACCGGATTCGCACCGTTCATGACCGGAGACTGCATATAATAAACATTGTTATCAATATGTATCTCGATCCGTGTCTCGTAGCACCGGTTCGCAATGCCGTTTTTATCTGCAAATACGGTTTCGGATTCATACAAGCTGCCGCCGGTTTTCGGATTCTGCACCGGAAGGAAATACACCGTTTCTGCCCCGTTTTCATGCAGCAGGTCGATGCACTTGTTATACGGAAGGTAATCTGCGCCGTCCCTATTCTTCGTGAACGGACGCACATCAATTTTTCTCATTTCGTCATACGGTTTCAGCATTTTT